GTATTATCGCTGGTATGCCATTCGTTACAGCAAGTAATGTGGGTGGTTTGATTGCAGGAACAACATATTGGATTCTTAATGTTACTGGTGCGTCAACATTCACTGTATCAGATACACCACTAAATGCTAATCCAACTTATACTCCTGTAAATCTTTCAGGAACAACTGGTCAAACAGTTGCAGCATCTGTTGGTGTGGTAGATTCAGGATTTAATAATCCAGCAGGTATATCAAATACATATAGTGTTGTTGGTGGAAATACTTCAATTTATGGCAGTCAAGTTTTATGCCGTGTTGCCATAGGTCAAACTGGTAACGGTACAATTTACGGTGATAGTGCTAATACAAATATTTACGGTGAAGGTACTGATCTAGCTAATACACTATCAGTTGGTTCAGCAGTTCAAGTTGCTTCTGCAAACATTAATGGTTCTACTGATTATATTGATATTGGATTCGTGAGTACATTGACTGGTTATATTACCGTTGCTGTCGCCAATACAAATGCTACTGGTAATGTGATTCGCACTACAGGCAATGCACAAACATTATTTGTAGGTGCTCCAGTTACATTCGATGCTAATACAGGTGGTCTAGTTTCAGATACAACATACTTTGTTAAGACTATTGCTAATGCATCTGCATTTACAGTATCTAATATTCAATATGGTCCTGTAACAGCGGTAACTACAGGTACTGCTACAGCAAATGCAACTATTGATGTTGCGGTGTTGGCTGCAAATGCTACAGCTAACTTCACTAATGCGGCTTACATTTATGCAAATGACGAGGCAGGTTTCATAGTTCGTCAGAAAGGTAAACAAAAGTATCTTGTACAAGGCGCAACAACAGGCTTAGTTGCACAGTGCCAAACAGCTAATGTAGCTAACACAGCATTGACTCCTAATACTATGAATATTATCGCTACTTTTGTAGATAGTTCTACTGCATTCGTACAAAGCTTGAGTGATCATAACCTTGAAATCTTTGGTAATACTGCTCCCGGTCTTCAAAATGCAGCACCTGCTTATGGCACATTTAATGCTGCTGAAGCTGCTAATGTAGATGCAGGTATAGCTTACCCAATCGTAAGCATTAACAAGGCATAATAGATCATGTCTCCTAATGTCATGAAGGAACAGAGAGCTAAGTCCTCTAAGTTGGATACTGAAGTCGCTGTCCTTCAAGTCAGAGTGAATAATGTTGAAGAAAAATTCAACGATATCAAAGAAGACTTAAGGGCGGTAGATGCTAAATTAGACAACATTTCAGAAGATTCTCAAAAAATGTTAAAAGAAGTTATAGCGGGTAATAAAGAAATGCATACTAGTTTAGAGAAAAAAATTACTGCACTAGAAAAATGGCGTTGGATGATAATGGGCGCTGGTGTTGTAATTGGTTATTTAGGTATAGATTCTTTATCGAAATTGTTTAGTTAAAAAAAGCCGCATTATGCGGCTTTTTTTGTAAGTGTATCTAGTTTATCTCGTACTATATCAAAATTTATCATATTAAATAAACCAGGATGTAGAGGTTTAGGATATCTTTCACCAGATACCCAAGCATATCCTATATGCTCACCATTTAATTTAGGCATGAATTCACTTTCAACTAAACAAAAAAATGTATGATAAACAAAAGTATTATTTACAAATTTTTGTATTGGGATAAGTTTACCACAATGTGGGAAGAACCCTAATTCTTCCTCACACTCGCGCACTAATCCCGTCATCAATGTTTCTGATTTTTCTATCTTACCTCCTGGTAAACCCCAGTTGTTTGTGTTCTTGGGATCATTACGCAACAAATAAAGATATCTTTTTGTATTCTCTGCGTAGAAAAAAATTCCTGCACTTGTATTTTCCATATTATATCACTATGCTATAATCGCCTTCACCATACCAACCTTCATATGACTTAATCCATACATTGTCTGTAAATCTATATTGAATATTAGTAGTTAGATTAGTAACATACTCTACACTATTTGATGCCTCGCTGTCAAATGAAACAACCCATTTTCCTATATTTGATCTATATTCTACGATATCATTAGCATTGGCTATTAAATCTCCCCATGCTGTAGTAGGACTATTAGTGGCACCAATGTTTTCAACAATAAGATACCTACGCCCATTCACTGGTCCAGGCAATCCTGCGTTAGGTCCTGTGATTTGTGGATTGATGATACTATCTACTGGGCCCAAAGTATTTTGTGGTAATGTATCAGGGTCGATACTATAAATCAAAAATCTATCATCCATGGGATCAGGTACTATAGTACCTACTATTTCTGTTTCCATGTAGGGATTTTGTAACCAAATTTGTGAGATTCCAGGTTTTATCGTTCCATAAACATTCAATAAAGAAGACCAGTATATAGATGTGTTAGGGCTTTCAGGTTCTTCAATAGCTGCGTTGGGAGGATTAAATGCCACATCATTGGGTAATAATTGTAGCATGTTGTTTATTAGCAATACTTTATAACCATACGGAGAAATTTTTTGTCTCGTGCCCAATAATAAATCTTCATCTTGTATATCTTGCAGTGCTGATCCCCTATGTATCGATGCGATAACTTTATGTATCACACCCATTTTCTTAAGTTTTGCACTTGTGCTTAACCAAATTGGAATATAAAATTTCCAAGATAATACATCAATTGGATTTCCTGTGCCCTGAGGAATAGTACGACTACTAAATGTTAGTCCATCTTGATATACAACACTCAATGAGGTCCAATCAACAAAGTTGTCAGTGCTTTGAATATCTAATGCAGGGTTGAATAGTGTACCTAGTTGTTCGGTTAGTTCTAACTTTTGTTGATAGTTTGAGGACCAAAAATCAACTTGCAATCTAAGAGTATAAGGAACAGGCATTAATCGTTCAACTGTGAATGCTTGTCCCTGTGTAGTTTCATAATTTTGTGTATCAGGATTGTATGTGCGTTGTCTAACTTGCATCTTATCTACTAGAGTAGGTACCTGTGTTCTACGCTGATCATACTCTAACCCTGTGATATAATAAGTCAATAGTGGCGTGCTAGGCAAATTACTAGCACTATTATTTGCTATGATTGTGGCTGCTTGACGGCTACTATCACCGTACATTATAGGTACGCGAACAAAAATAGGATTGCCGTTAGGATCACGCCCCTTGGTTACATACCATTGAGAAAATATTTTAGCAAATTGAATTAAGAATCTGCGAATCTGTGCGTCATAGAAAGTATTGCGCCATTGGCTTTATCTCCTTTATCAGTACTTGTTAGTTATTTATCAGGAGATTTATGCTTCAGGCGGAATATCGTCAGGAGCAATAGTCAATATTTTAGATAGTGCTTGCGCCTGCGATACTACTTCGCCGCTTGTCAATACAGTGACATTACTATTGTTTATAAAACTTGATAATTGAGACTCATCATTTTCAGTAAAGCCTGTATCTGTGCGTACATTCTCACTGATTCTTATCCATAAATTACCATTCCACCTGTATAAAAGCTGAGGGAAGTAATCAATTCTTAAGAAATAATCGCCCACTTTTGGATTTTGTGGGAATGCTATACCTACTCCAGTAGGGAATCCGTTGGGTGCAGTACCATCACCTGTTAGATATCCTGTTAGATATCCAAAGCTTCTGGGACTACTACGAGCAATAAACTGGAATCTAGGATCGCAGTCAGCACGATAGTCCATAGTGTTGGGACCATAGGGTTCAGTACCAGTAAATCCTGGTGCTTCAGGATCTTGATCAGCAGTAGCATATGTATTGTCTGCTGTACCAAATGGGCCTAATATAATACCATTAGATTGTGCTACTACTACTTTTTCACCACTAACAGCGCCCGATCCTGTACTTGTTCTGTCAGGTGCTATTTCGTCTGTTTCTAAACTTAATGCTACGAAAGCATCTAGCGGATCACTCATACCATCCATATCAGCAGTCATATCCCAAATACTTTGTATTGCTTTTTTAGATACCTTGATTACAGGACTACTATTTTTGTAATTAGGATCCCGCATAAGCACCACTGTACCTACTACAGCACTTTGCCCCAATGGACTGGTTATAATGTTTATAGGAGGGGCGGGTTGATCAAATTTTCCCGATTTTACTCCATATGTAGGTACAACATATAAGTTACCTGTGTCATATCCTGATTTAGGCACTAATCTCTTTG